ATCAATTACAAAATCATTTTGTGAAATTTGCCCGTCCTCAATTCTTTTCTAGTTTAGACACTCCGCCCATACCCCACGGCCTGCCAAGTGAAGTTTCTATTAACAGCACTACCCCCAGAAGATTTAAAGGTCACAGTGAATTGACTACCTGTAACCGTTCCCATTTCGATGTAGTCACCCGTTGCCTGATTATGCGGGATTAACGTAATGCTTGGAAGATAAGCACTTGCCCCACCTAAAGAACTTGTACCAGTCCAAAAGCTTTTATTGAAACTTATAGTTTTAGCCGCTGTTCCACTTGCAACAACTCCAACGCTTTGCTCTGTTCTTTGTTCCAGCTCAGCGACATAACCAAGCTCATCAATTAGAATGTTTTCTGTTGTATCTGCACTTGTTAGATCGGTTTTAAATTGAAAACCTCGACCGGTAAAGATTCCATTTTTTAACGACGTCCAGTCTCCCCAAGTAGGAGAACTTGAAGGGTTATCATTTGTTGTTCTAACACTTAAAGATGCGTTTACATTATCAACAATGTCACCATCCCAATCAGAACGAGCATCTACATCAGGCCAAACATCAACTAAATCACTTGGTCTTATTGCTCTAGTAACAAAACGTCTTTGAAGATCTAAAGCAAAAACACCCTCTAAATCTAAAACAGATGCAAAAGTATATGATCCTGAACTATTAATATTACTACCGCTAGATGTTAATTTCAAAGCATCTAATGATGCGTCATATTCTGTATTTGTCTTGCTACCAGAAAACGGCGTTGGGCTAATTGTATCTTCTCGTTGTGTCTTGACAACTAAAGTTTCACCTGTTTGGGATACATTTAAAATAATTATACTTGCTTCTGTTGTACTAAACCTACCGCCATCATCTGCAAACTTAACTAATATTTCACCGGGTAATTTTGGTATTATTGCCTCTGTAGAATTACCAGCAATAGCATTAATTAGATCAACAGAATTAGACCATGTTGCAGATCCATTAGTTAAAGAACTTGATCTAATATGTACCTTACCGCCATGCAATACGTCAGCTTCTGTTGATTGCGTCCATGACAAACGACCTGAGTTTAAATTAATACTTTCAAAAGATAAACCTGAAACATTGGCAGGCTTAGCAGTTTTACCAACTGCGTTTAAAGTTAACTCAGCAGGGATAGCCGAAGGTCGTAATGCTGCATTATAGGCAAACACCCTAATCTCATAAACGCCGGAAGTAGAATCTAAAATTTCATAATCAGAACTAGAAACATTTCGTTGAACATAGTTACCATTATCTTTACGCCATTGAATGCGATATTGAGTTACCCGATTTTGCGGGGTCCAACTCACTAATATTTTTACTTTAGCTTGATTATTTTCTACGTAAATAGTTTCAACAGCACTTAAATTACTAGGAGCTGAAACCGGATCAGCTAACGTTGATATTTTTCTTGTACTTAATGGCGCCCCCGTTTCAACATAATTAAACTTAGTTGCGTTATATGTAACCGCTGAGATTGTATATAATTCCTGATCTTCGGCAATACTTACAACCCGCCATTGACTTGTTAAAGTTGTATCATTTTCAAGAATCCAAACTGAATTACTATTTGGCGCACTTGAGAACGCAGAAGAAACCGTAATTACAGCGCCACTAATATCGGAAACATCTCTTTGTTCAATCGTTCCATCAGAAAGAATAACAGAAAGTTTAGGGTTATTTGTATTATCTAAATCTGTTTGGTCTTCATTATCAACAGTAACAGTAGTTGTAGTAGCTGATTGAATTAAGCCGCCTTTTCTTAAACCACTCCTAACAGGATCAGCAACGTCTATTACATCCCCCGGCGCAATCATTACACCCGCTTCTATTGTCGTTGTAAAGCTAACCACTTCACCTTCATTGAAAAGTGTGTAAAGCATCCACCGCCCTAATCTATTAGCTTCCCCCCGTGAAGTACACCCCCAAGCTTTCACATTCTTTTGAACAATTCCATACTTTGCTTGATAGTTAGCGTCTGAAACTTCTTCCCAATCTATACTTTGAGTTTCATTATCAAAATAACTTACATTAATTTGTGTTGCCCTTGTTCTAATAGATGAGCCTGAATAAGTAAAACCCCCATCTGCTGTATTAGCCAAAGTAAACAGATAAGAAGAATCTTTAGGTGCATCTTGGCTGATTGTTATTCCTCCATTTGACCAATAGGGCATACAACGCATAACCCCGCAAATACTATTAACTAATTTATAAGCGTCGTGTTGTTGTTGAATTGATACGTTTAATGTAAATCTTGCGTGAGTTGTTCCATTACCTGACATATCATCTATCTGCTCATTGTTATAAACTGAGACAGAATAGAAAGTGTATTTATCAATTTGTGATTCTGTTAAATGAGAACCAAAACCATATCTTTCATTGATTAATAAATCATATAACGCCCAAGACGGACACGTACAAGCTACTTTAGTTGCTGAAAATGTACCATCCCAAGACCCGCTAAAACTTAAGCTTCCATCAGCTCGAACACTTGCGTTACTTGGTATTTTTATTAATGTCCCGCGTAAACGAAACATCCGGGCGGGCACTTGCGGAAATTGTTCAGCATCAAATCTTAAAGCACAATGAGCTGTGTTCAAATAAGGTTTTTGATCATATATTATTTCTGTCCAACTCATCCAATTAAACTTATCAAATAACTTACTAGGATCAGAAGCGTTCGCGGTATTCCTTATAACTCTTACATTGATAGGAAATGCACCGCTTAGATCTATTTTGTAATCTCTAAAATAAGCATCTGTACTTCTACCGCTAACAGTATCAGTAATAATAGTTGAATAGCTTCCGCCGTTATATTGAATTTGAATACTTAACGAAACAGAAGTACCATCAATTCCACCATCATCTTTATATTTTTGCAGTCTAGGAAATGCAACTGTAACCCTTACAGCATTAATATTAGTATTAGTAATTGTCCTTGTTATTGGCGCCCCGTTCGTAACTTCCACCGGTAATAGATCAGTTTTCTCAGTTGTAATATCATTTATTCCGGCAATATATGTTTGATTAGACTTACCAAATCTAGGTTCAAAATCTACGCCCCTAAAGTTATAATCACTATCTTGAACATTAGATATATTTGCTGAGCTGTTTAATATCTGTGTCCCGTTTAAATAAATATCTTTTAAGGCAGCTAAATTATAATTTGCTGTGCCTTGCGTATATCCTCCATCAATAGCCGACGGGAAACCAGCCAATTCACCTTCTGCCAATGCTTCAACGTATAAGGCAAATTGTTTACTAGCTAAAACGCTTGACGGTAAAGCCGGATCAGTAAGCCTAGTTGATTCGTTAAATTGTTCTATTGGCATTAGGCAGTCCCGTCAACTTGAACTGTATCTATTTGATTTGAAATAGTAACGGTGCCTGAAAATATTTCGTAGCCATAGCAAATTTTTAACGGAACGCCCGCCCGTGTTACGTTTTGAATCCCGCTAAATGAATAGTTGCTTTGCGGGTCCATTTCACTTCCTGTAGACGGAACAGGTTGATCAGGTGCCAATAATTCAGATACGCCACTTAATGCTAAAGAAAGCCCAACACCTGCAACAATCGTACTAACACCTATTCCAGCACCTAAACCAAAAGTACCAATTGTCATACCTGCAAATTGTGGGGCCGCAACAATTAAAGCAACACCGACTACAATTCTTACCCATTTATTTTTAAACACCTTTTTGACAAAACCCAAAATATTACCAGCAACAACAGGAACAATAGTGATCTCTCTACCAATTGGATGATTTAACTCTTCATGGCCAATAGCAAACCCATCGCATTTTATACTGTAAAACTGACTTGCAATATGTTTTTTTAAATGGGGCCAATTAGCAATAAGAAATTTTCCTACTTCCGCCGCTGAATGAACGTCAGCAAAATAAACCCCATTTTTCCAACCTAAAAGTTTTTTTAACCTCCCGTAAACTTTGATTTTTGTAAGCATTGTATTTAGTCGTTCCTTAGTCTTAGTTTAACTCGAAGGTTTTATACAATCCCAACTTTCAGATTCAGGGTTGACGATATAAAAAGGCAGATCAACATGATTACAACTTTCAATATCAGTTTCACTTGCATTAGGTAAAACACCTTGACCGGGGTGTGAATGAAATACAGCGACAGGTTCCCCTTGATCTTCCGCCTCAATCCAAGAATCAGGACAAATTAAAAATTCTTGTTCAGGCTCTTCTGATACATTTTTACAAGCAATATAAGTTTCTATACCATCAACCAAACAAACAAGGCCGCAAACTTCTTTACTCGATGTTTTGGCATGAACTAACGCCGCGTCTTTCCAACTCATGAAACGAAAGTACCAACGCCGGGAAATTCTGCCCTAGTGATTAAACGCTTAGGTGCTTTAGGCCCATAATTAAGATCTAAAGCGCTTGCTAATTCCCATTCAACATAATCTCTATTTTCTGTAACTTTACGATCTAAAAAATATATCTCTTGCGGCATTTCATTATTTGCAGGCGTTCCAAAAGGGTTCACACCATCAGGCCAATTAGCCGCATCAAGGTAACAAGCGCAGGTTCTTATTCTTACTAATTTGCTTCCACAAAGATCAATAAAAGGCGTAACAGCGTTAGCGTCTAACATCATTGCCGTCATTGTCCCAAATAAATTACTGACCTTTAAAGATGGGCGAGGTAATGCCCCTTTACCTGTTCGTTCATAGCCAGTAGTCTCTATTGGCATCCTTAAAAAGCTTTGACCCTGCCAAATAATTTCATTGTTGTTATTGGGTGCGCTGCCATTATGGAACCTTGTTGTGTCGCTGTTGCCGTGAAGCGTAGAGTCAAGCGTTAAAGTGAACAGCTCAATAATTGCGCTAGGGCTAATTTTTTGTAATTCGCTTACAGGTACAGCCATTAAGATTCAAAGACTTCTCTAAATGTTGTATTAATTGTTGTCCGACCAAATACAGCTATTTCAACCGACCAATCAGAACAAACCCATTTTCCGGCGCTACCTCTTGGGGGTGTCCAATCAAATGACTCAGTACCTTTTCTAGCTTCTAAGAAAGTAATGATGTTATCTCTTTCTGTATCATCACGATTAGCAAAAGAGAGATTCCATGATTTCGGATCTCTTTGTAGGCCGAACTGAATACGTTTTTCATAGCCTTCATTAAAGGAAACGGTGCGGACAGCGGGGGCGCTGTTTTCTGTTGCTGTATAACTTGGGGTATAAGAAAAGGTCGCCATAATTAAGCAGCTAAAAGGCCCCCCGGTCTTTGTTCTTGAACAATGGTATTTTTAACGGCTGCCGCGATTACTTGACCTAGCATTTTCCCTTCTTGATCGCCGCTTGTTTCTGTTCCTGAACTATCAACATTAACAACAATATTATTAGTTGTTCCTCCTCCTGTTGCTTCTACACCTAACCGCCCACCCTTTCCACGCTTTAGGGGCATGATGGCTTCAGGACTTCCCCCTTCTCCCATGATTCCAAATTTGCCTGAACCTCCCATCGCGAACATTGTGGGCCTATCAACTACGCCCCCCTTTGAGTAAGCCGTTATTTGATTACCATTTTCAAACACGCCACCTTTTGCAAAACCCAAACCAAAACCGGCCATGATCGGCTTAATTATCATTGACCTAATCGCTATTCGTGCCATATCAGCAATAATTGAACGCGCAAAATCTTTAAAAGCTAGTTTCCCAGTTAATACAAAATCTGTTAAGGCGTCAGCCATCGAATCTATTCCTTTTACCACCACATCGGCCATACCTTCTTCAACTGTTTTAATTGATTTGCTAAACTTACCCAACTTAGTTTTCATATGATCGCCAAAAGTTTTATCAAGGGAACCATTTAAATCATCAGATCCTTTTTTTAATCCTTTTAATTTTGTTATATTGCCTTCTAATGAAACTGTAACTTCCTCGATTTTTGGCTTAATAGCTTTTAGACCTAATTCTTTTTCAACATAAGTCGCTACGTTTTCTTGAAAAATTTCGTTAACAGCATCATTAACTAGATGTTCCCAAGGTTTTTGTTTTCCTAAGAGTCCAAGTCTCGGAAAGTTTTTTGGCATATCTTCCATCGTGTAAACGCCAGCCATTTCTTTCGCTCTTTGTTCTGCTCTGTTATTACTTGCAGGTAAACCGAAATTTCTTAGGTTTCCATCTTTGTCAGTAATACCTTTTGCATTTAATAAAAGTTGGTTTCTGACTTCCTTAAATTGATCACCCGTTTTAACTTGAATAGTTGCTAAATTCCTTTGCGTTGCAAACACCGCATCAAACCATTCAAACATATTTTTTAAACTGTCAATAATCCACTTGAAAACAGGCTTTAAAGCTATTTCGATATTTTTAGCAAAAACGACCATATCATCACTAATTGCATTTAAACCATCAGTTACAACCCCAAATAATTCAGTCGTTCCCTCTACTAATGGTTCCATAAACGGCTCAGCCGCCCCGCCTAATGCTTCATTAAAGTCTCTTACCTTTTGACCTAACGTATCAAACGCACCTGCTAAACCTGTTGCCGCTGCCCTTGCTGCGCCCTTATAACTTCCTTCAACGATCCTAAGAATTTCGGCTTGCGCTTTCATCTGTTGCCCTGAGTTATGCAACTCAAGAATCATTTCTCGTTGTTGTTCCGTAAATATCACACCTGAACGAGACAACGCCGTTAATCCTCTTGTTGGATCACTTAAAGCTTTTGCTAATTGTAAGAAAGAACTTTTTAAATCAACTTGGTTAAT